CAGTACGAACAACGAAACTACTGGCGGTCGTACTTAAAACCTGTACTCCGAACGATTTTGTATTTTGCGATCCGCCGGAAAGAGATATTACTACGACAGGTGCTTTCGAAAAAGTTTTTCCAAATTTCACAGTTGTGTCTTTATAACCATTAGCTGGGGTTTCAATAAGAGCTGTGGTCCCGTAAATTGGTGTTTTATTAGTCAGTTTCTTGTCAACGGACTCAATCAACAGCTTTAGTTCTTCCGCCGTTGGTTTTAGTTTAAACATCTGCTCTACTGCTACTATACTCAGTCCCTCTATCTTTACCCTGTACAATGGGAGTTCCCTTGTCTTTCCGCCGGTATATATATCGTCTTGTGCAAGCTCTGGATCTGTAGCAGTCTCTCCGGCCGTTCCCTGAATCACTTCACAAGTCATGGTATCAATTCCACCAGTACCAGTGGTTTCGAATTTCGCTACAATAATGTCGTTTCTATTTTTTTCCGACTGTCCATTCATAATCTCGCAATCTTCATATTCTCCATGCGGGATTCTTGCCATATGTCCACCCACGCAGATTACTCCGTCACTCTTACTTTATTATTGCTAAGTATAGTAGCTTTGCAGGCTTGTCCAATTGTAGACACGCCGTCACTGCCCAATATTGCCTGGTATATAGCCGCATCGTCTTCAGCATATATATGCGGCTCGGCTTCCGGTGCTGTGTTAACCGTAATTCCTTTCATTCCTGCCATTTACTCATCTTCTCCTTTCACGCTGTAGTCTATTGTTATTTTCCCGTCCTGGATCTTCAGGATCTTTTGTATGACTGGTTTGATAACCTGTGTATTCGTAACCGCATCATAGCCGGCTACGATGTCACCTATCTCCAGATCTGCATTATCGATTGTCATTTCACATTTTTTATAATTCTGTAGTTCTTTAAGCCGTTTTGTTCCATCTTCTTCCAGTTTGTCTGCTTCCGCACTGGAATAGTTGTATACTGCAGATATCTCATTCAATCCGGTGTAGTACTGTTTTTTCCCAATAGTTCCGTTTTTCTGTACGTATAGGTGTAGCACGACTCGATCCTGTTTTTCTCCCTCTCCGACGCACACCAAATGGTTGACGCCATTCCTGCAGTCCCGGACCGTTACGTATATACCCTCTTCCTGGCTATATTCCAACTGTTCAGAATAATCTACTATCGGTACCGCCTGTACTGTTACATAGCCATATTCCAGTCCTTCTGGCTGTGCGTACTGGATCTGCAGTCTACAGCCGTAGTTACTCACCAATTTCTGTAGTGCATCGTATAATGTTACATAGCGGTCTACCTGCCAGCTTTTTATTGTTATGCCTGTATCCACTTCTGGAATAACCATGAGATCGCCGAAGCGATCTCCTATCAATGTTCGGATTGCTGTATTTAATTCACCTGACAAAACCAGATGGTCCTGTCCGGCCGGTGGCTCTACTACTTTATATTGCAGCATTCCTCTCCATGTTCTTCCACGCAGTGCAACTTTTCGTGTACCGGATATAGATTCGATGTCTCCAATAATTCCCCCATACTCTGTTCCCGGAGCGAATATCCGGCATCTGTATCCCATGCGTTCAGTGTCATAATCTGACACCGCTATCGTGACCTCGAAATCATTTGTGTTTCCAATGTCCATATCTGCCTCCGCACTATCGCACAGTTCTCCGCATTCTTCTCCGGTCGGTTTTGTCGTTATTAAACGAATTTTTGATATTGTGTCTTCTAAGGTGTGGCTGTCCATTTCGGTATACTCCTTTCTTCGATTACAGTAATGTCAAATTCGAATTTTCCCGTCCAGGATACCATCTGTCGCCCCGGCTGAATCTTTTGGAAGAATTCTCTTCCTTTGCTCCTGCAGTGGTATGCGTTCATCTCTTCGCCATTCTTCAGTACTTTTGCGATAGTTCTGGAACGGCTGTCAATTCGAAGATATTCTCCTGTTTCCAATGTAATATTGACCAGATATGTGTTGCTTCCTATCGTGACTTGAGGATTGACAACTGGTCCGTAAATAATCATTTGAAAATTTGATGATGTATAATTCGGATTAATAAGGTAGTTGCTCGTCATTCCGTTCGCGTATCGATACGGATATTTTCCCGGATACCGTTTATTATCACTAGACGTGATTCCATAGCTGTGAAATGTATATGTTTTTTTGCCGATCCAGTAAGGCGTGAACGCTTCTACTGTAGCGTCCACATCTACTGTATAGAATATCTCATCGTACTCTTTCGGATTTAATTCTGTTATATAACATTCCAGATAATAATCTCCCACCCATAGTTTTCCAGGCTTTTTTTCAATGATGTCTATATCTGTTATTTCGTTCAGCTGGTCCATTACATCGCAATATTCTTCTTTTGTATCCGCGTATACTTGCAATGTTATTTTTTTGCTCATTCCGGTCCTATAGAATTTATCCAACTTTTTTCTATTTGCATTTACATTTTCCGTTGCGGAATATTTCCACTCTTTCCCGTATAATTCCGTAATATCCTCGATTACCACTGGCCAGTTATCCAAATCCATCCTGGTTCCATTATTATTTTCATAATATATCATTCAGTAACCTCTCTTATCACTCGTCCAAATTCTCTGCCATTGTATTCCACAGTAGTATGTACTTTTGCCATAGCCATGGCAAGTCTGTCATAGTCTATTGGATCTCTTTCTGTTCTCTGTAATCGTTCTAGTCCTCTCTCAACAGCATCTGCTACATACGTCTGGAGTACTGTGATCGGTGTGACTGCTTCCGGTCCTGCTTCGCCTACTCCCTGCCATCCGAGACGGGTAGGGAATATGGTAGGTTGGTCGAATATCGCTCCTTTTGCGCGCCAGGCGATACTGAAATGTGGTACTGATGGAGGTGTCAAAGAAAATTTTCCTTCGATATTTATGTGCGGTAACTTTAAGTCTGGAAGTTTCCAAGAAAAATGAAAAGCACTTTTAATAATCGATATCGCATTTTTTACCGCGTTTCGTGCGCCGTTAATTCTAGTGGTGATTCCACTCTTAATTCCTTCGAATATACTTATCGCCATGCTTTTTGCACTGTTAATCGGTCCCGTAATATTGCTTTTTACAGTTTCGAATCCTGCCTTTGCCAATGTTTTCACACCATTTATTCTTGTGGTGATTCCACTCTTAATTCCTTCGAATATACTTATCGCCATGCTTTTTGCACTGTTAATCGGTCCCGTAATATTGCTTTTTACAGTTTCGAATCCTGCCTTTGCCAATGTTTTCACACCATTTATTCTTGTGGTGATTCCACTCTTAATTCCTTCGAATACGCTTACAACCATCGTAAATGCGCCGCTGATCGGAGATATGATATATGTTTTCACAAGTGCAAATCCGTTTAACACTATTGTTGCGATCGTATCTATAACACCACTGATTCTCGTACTTATTTCATTCCATACCTGTATAACTGTATCTTTGCAGTTCACCCATATGAATTGGAATGGCAATGTGATAATCTGGAACGCTGCCGATATTATTTCTCCAATCAACATAACGCCAACCGTTATAATATTACCGATTGTTTGGAATATTCCCGATACTTTTTCCAATATCGATGCAATTCCATCGCCCACAATGCCGGTGATTATTTGTAATGTATTCGAAATTTTTTCTGCAATACCCGTAATTTTTTCTATGACACCGCTTATAAACGTATCTATGCCACAAATATGTATTAAAGTTCCGAAGAAACCTACAAGTCCTGAAGCAAATCCATCCAGTGCACCTGTTATTTCTCCCCATAATCCACTAAATACTTCTACAATGCCTGTCCCAAACAATTTCAGGCCTGCTTTTGCCAGATCTATATCACCAGTGAACACTCCAACTATCATATCGCCCAGTCCGGACAGTATATCTATAATTCCTCCGACCGCGCCAATTAACGGTTCAATCATGTTTAAGACAGCGCCGAAACCTGCTGCCAGTAGTCCGATCGTCGGTACCAAAACTGCTGCCAAAATTGCGCCGATCGCCTTAAATAGATTTTCAAGCCCAGACAGCTTATCGCCCAGTCCGGATATTGCACTTTTTATTCCGCTTAGTTTTTCATCAATATTGATTCCGTCTAGGAACCCTGTGATAGAACTTTTTACAGTGTCAATAATTCCTGTTATGAAATCTCTGAATGATTCGCTTTTATTCCATAAGAGAACCATTCCAGCCACCACTCCGGCTATTGCAGCTGTTACTAATAGAATTGGTCCTAGAGCCACTCCTCCAGCCCCTGCCATCGCAACTCCAGCTCCTTCTGCGGCTGTTCCAGCTTCCGCTGCCGCTACTGCAGTTCCGGCAAAAAGCCCGCTTATTTTTGTTCCGAGTCCAATAACCGAAGATATTCCGATAGACACCTTCCCGATGCCGATCAGCAATGGAGACAATACCGCAACTATTCCCATGATGCCGAGAATCCTTCTCTGCTGTCAGCCGTCCAGATCATCAATTTTCTGTGCTAATCCTGTGATTTTCTGTGTCCCTTCCGCAATCATCGGGAGAAAGATATTCCCAAGGGTGATTCCGGCATCATACAGGTTGTTCTTCATGATCGACAGCTTTGATGCGGTCGTTTCATATCGTTTATTTGCCTCATTGGTTAATGCTGTATTCTCTTCCCAAGCGTTCTTTCCGGTGTCGATCGCGGACGTAAATACATCACTTGCATTCGCAGATCTTAGTAATGCATCACGCATTCTCGTTTCTGTTATGCCCATATCATTTAAGACTTTGATAGCGGAGTCGCTTTCTCCTCCGCATTTTGAAAGACCTTCGATGAATGCTTCCAGTGCGCCTGTAGCGTCTTCCTTGAATCTCTTGGAGAATTCGCTGGTGCTCATTCCAGCTACGTCCGCCCAGTCCTTTAACGAATCACTGTTAGTTTCTACAGCAAGCTGCATTTCAATTAATGCTTTGCTGAATGCCGTACCGCCCGCCTGTGCTTCCATTCCAACTGAACTTAACGCCGTAGCCAGTGCAAGAATGTCAGATTCTGACATTCCTACCTGCGTACCTGCGGATGCAAGATTAGTTGCCATATTCATGATGTCTGCCTCAGTGGTGGCGTAGTTGTTACCCAGGTCTACAATGGTGCTTCCCATCTTCTTATATTTTTCATCCGCACTCATAGAGGTGTCTGCCGCTAAGCCGGTAATATTTGCGAATTTCGCAATAGATGTTGCTGCATCTTCTGCCGACAGGTTGGTAGAATTACCCATGTCGATCATAACGCGGGTAAATCCTAAGACGTCCTGAGTCTTAATGCCTAACTGTCCGGCAGCTTCTGCAACCTCAGAAATCTCCGTTGTAGATGCTGGAATCTCTTTTGCCATGCTCCGGATTCCATCTTCCAACTGTTGGTAACTGTATACGCACTTGCCGTTTGCATCAAATACTTCATCTGATGTTTTTTTGACACCAGCAAAAGCAGATTCAAACTGCACTGCTGCCGTCCCGGCTCCGGCCAATGCTCCAGCCGCCGCCGTGCTGGCTACTTTCAAGTTCTGGCCAACTTTTTCTGTCCCTTCGCCGAATTTTCCAAGTCCCTCGCCAAATGACTGAATGGCTGTCTTTTGATTTCTTAATTCCTCTGAAGTCTTCTTGATCTCATTCCGGATCTCTTCCTGTTTGATCTTGGATTCCATCAGTTCCGTTTTTAATTCTGCGTACTTTTCGGAATCCTCTCCAACTTCCCTGGCGCATTCATCCAGTGCATCCCGCAAGATCTTCGTCTTGTCTGCAGCTGCTTTTGATTCCTGTCCAAGAAGTTTCTGGCGTTCTTTCAAGAGGTCTGTTTTATTCTTTGCTCCATCCAGTTTTGTTTCGTTCAGCTGTAGTTCTTGATCCAGTTCCCGAATCTTACTATCTGCCTGTCCAACAGCTGTTCTTAGCTGTTCTTCTGCTTCCGCTTGTTTCTTTGCTTCTTCTGCTGCTTTCAGCTGCTCCGCAGACAGCTGTGTCTCTGCGTTTCTCTGTTCTTCCAGTTTTGCAGATGTCTGCGAGAGTTCTTGTGAGATAGCCTCCTGTGCTCTTTTTGCGTCCGCAAGTTTTGCACTCCAGTTATTCGCTTCAATCGAGTTTTCCCCGAATATGGCTTTTGCTGACTCCATTTTCCCGGTCAACAATTCTACTTTCTGGCTGCTTGCTTCCAGCTCTTTCTGTAAGAGTTTCTCTCTCTTTTCCAGAGTGTCTGTTGACTCTCCGGTGCCTTTCATTTGTGTTTCGTTCAGTTTTAGTTCCGCACGTAACGCTTTCAGTGACGATTCTGCCTGTTTTAAACCGCTCGTCAGTTCTTTCGTATCCGCCCGGAACTTCACGCTTGCTTCTCTGTTGCTTAATCAATCACCCTCTCTCCAACATCTGTTCTTCTGCATATGCCTTCCACGCTTCATATGCATATTTGTCTTCCAGGATCGTAAGCAGGGAATTATATTCCGAATACCAGAATACATCCTCACTGATTCCATTCATAATCACGTAATAGACGTACATATCTTCCACGGTTTCAATCTCGAACCGTGGAAGTCTTAAATAGCCTTTTGCTTTCTTACGTGTTACTCTTCGGAATCCGTCCCGGAATCCTGCTTTTTTGACGGCGAATACATCTCATTAATCACTTCCATGTTCTTTCTCCAGTCCTGGTCCATATTTTCAAAAAACTCTGTAAACGACATGCAATCTTCGTCCTGATTTGCATTTTTGTAGGCAGCATACAAAAATTCCGCTACTTCAAGTGCGTCTTTATCATTTACACCTTTTACTAAAACCTTGCTTAATGTCTCATACGATTTTTTATCGTTTTTCCTTAATGTCAGCATAAGAATAGGAGCGGTGGACATTGCCACACACTCCCCATTTGTAAGTTCATATTCCTCATAATTAATCTTAGGATTCTTCATCTACATTTCCCTCCTCGCCAAGAATACGTTTGATCAATTCTTCTTTTTTGCCCATGGAATCAACTCCCATTTCTTCTGCCTTCTTTCTCAGCTCGTCTACCTTCATCTTTTCGAGTGTAGATTTGGTAAGCTCGTTCGGAGCTTCTACCTGGGTTTCTGTTGTTTCCGATGATTCAGGATGCTCCGGAGCTTCTACCGATCCAGCTTCTGGTTTGGTTGCTTCCGGTGTTTGTGTCTCTTCTGTCTTCTCTTCTACCTTTTCCACCAGTCCGTTCTTTTTGGCATTGATTTCATTGTATCTTTCTTCTGACATCTCCACAATTTCACCCGTGAACCGGATGTCTCCTGTGTATTTGTCTCTGAATTTCTGTTTTACTTTTACTTCCATGAGTTTTCCCCCTTTTTACACTACTGCCGTAGTAACAAGTTCTCTCGAGAACTCTTCCATCCACTTCTGTTTTACGGTATCGTCTTTCAGGTCGTCCACAACCGCTTCATATAGGCCTTCTCCGTGTTCATCCGGCATGACTGCGATCTCCAGTTCCAGCATAGCGATATCTTCTGAGTCATTATCCACTGATCTCGATAACGCCGTCTGGATTGTACAATTTGGATAGGCCTTGAATTTTTCATTGTCGTCTTCGTCCAGAATCTCCGCTGTTACGCACGCTACTGCGTGCAGTGAATTTGACCCGTAGGCGATTACTCCGTCTTTTAACTCTGCGCGGATCATTCCGTACAAGTCTGCCAGCATATCCTGTGGAGCATATGCAGAAATTTTCAGTGTTCCGTTACCCGTTCCTTTTGTCCTGGTCTTTAAGGTTTTTGAACCACAGGACTTCGTTCTGGTTTTACATTCCATTTCCTCTTCTAATTTTCCCACGCAATCCAGAACGTCTGCCTTTGTTGCAACTCCGATCCGGATTCCAAGCTTTTTAATTTCGACTTCCGTGAAGTCTGTTTCTCTGATTCCAGCCATTTTATGTTTCCTCCAATCGTTTTACCAATTTATCAATTACCCCGTTCACAATCTCATCCCCGGCTTTTTCAGCACCATGGAACATGAACTGCTGATTTCCTCGGTGATGTCTTGTATTTGATCCATCGTCCGGAAAGTACAGGTAATGATAGTTGCCTTTTGTGTATACCTTTACTGCAAGATTCTCTCCCTGTATCCGGAACGGATCGGTCTGTGAGGCTGCTGCTTTCTTTCCGTTCCATGTTCTGCCGGATACCGGCAAGATTGCCCGGATATACTCTTTTATCTTTTTCCCGCCCTCATTTGCCAAATAATCGTTTATAATTTGTTCCGCAACAGATCTGTCGGAAAATTTTTCAATCATTTGTGTGACCTTGTCAAATTCTTTTGCATCCAGGTAAAAATAACTCATCGGCTACACCTTTTTTCCGTTTTTCCAAATTCCATCGTGCAGATTTCTACAGTGCACTCTCCTGCTTTCTGCACGTAATCGTATACCGTGTCGGTATCTGAGATTTTGAATCTAAGTGTTTTCATCTTTTCGATCACCTGTTTCTCCAAGTCTTCTGGGATATACTCTTCTTTCACAATCGCAACGAAATAACGCCTGGTTATTCCACCCTTGCTTTCTGACTTTCCCGTTCTCCTTTTTCCGAACACGATGCAGTCCCAGTTCTCGCGTCCTTGGAACCTTCCGGCACCATAATATACATCCGGTACGATCTCTTTTAAGGCTTCTTTAATTTTGTCTTTCAATTTTCCTTACCTCTTCCAGATAGAAATACAACTCACGGTTTTTCTTATCATGATCAACGTAGATAATCGCATAGATCACATTATTAATTACCACATTATAATCGCTATCTGGTGGTATAAGATCCGGGGTTGCTATCTTAGTTGTCAGATTTGCTCCGTGCTGTTCGGCAAATTCAATGTCTTGCTGTCTTTTTGACTTTTCTGTGAAACACAAAAAGCCTAGATACTCTAAATCATCTAGGCTTTTTACATTCTTTTCCACGTCTTTTTTGCGATAAATTTCGGCAACTCCATCCCCGTAATCATTCAAGATATTCCTCGCCATATTTCACCTCGTATTTATGTCTTGCTGTAATAATATCGCTTCTGTAATTCTTATCGAATTCACATGCTATCTTGTTCCACGCATACCAGCTATACTTTAGTAGCAGCATTCGGGCGAATCCCGGTTTCGTAAAATCCATCTGATCATCTTCATGCATTCCAAGTTTGTGCATCATTATTCCAATGGCATCTTCCGTTATATCCGTAATTTCCTTCTCTGTATCATCATTCGCCCAAGTTATCCGGCATTCTCTTTTTACTGCTGCTACAAGTTTTGCTTTTTCTTCTTCGCCCATAGCTTATGCCGTTACAACGGTATCCGCAGTTTTTACAGTTACATATGCCGGATCCAGTTTGCTAATGTCCAGGACAATCGCTACTGTGTTATCGTATGGGCGGCCATTTCCGTGAAGCTTAATCTTATATGTTCTCGCATCCTGAAGGAACTTGAATTCGTCCGAATATTCAATTTTTCCGTCTTTACTTTCACCAAGCCCGAAGAAATACTCTTCCGGCAGACACAGGATAGCCTGTCCGGTTTTCACTTCGTTTGATCTCACAACTTCTGTCGGGAACGGGAATAAATCTCTGGCGTATGTTCCGCCTGTTGTCAGTGCCGTAGTTGCCGGCATGATCTTGTTGAGGTAGTCTACCTGGTTGCAGATCATCAGTACTTCGTCAAAACTTCTCATACGTCCTTTTTCTGTGACTGCCAATTTTGCCACAAGTGGTCCATAATTTGCCGGGAGGAAATTTGTTACCTGGATTGCTGTTTTTTCCGGATATCCGGTGGATGTCGAAAAGCTTACTCCTTCATGGATATCTCTGTTCAGTCCGACCGGTTCATCTTTTCCACTTCCTGATACGATTGCTTTTTCGAGTGCTACATATAACGCCTCTTTCAGGATGGTACGGATATAGTTATCCAGGAATGAAGGTCCGAGATCCAACATATCCTTTGGGATTACCGCATAAGCTGTCAGCTTCAGCAATGTAATCTCTACGCCCTTAAATGCAGATTCAATCTCCTGTGTAATCTCGCCATTAATCTGTCCCCAAGCTGCTTTCTGTCTTGTGTGATCATTTAACAGCCATTTTGTGAGATATTTTACATTTTGGAATGTAATCTTTTCTAACAATGGATGTTCTTCCAGCAGATTTCTGTACACATCCTCGATAATAGTTTCCGGCATTCCGCCATCCGTTGTAATCAGATCTGTGAACGCCTGTTTCGGATCACTTGCCTTTCCGGCTTTTGCAAGGTTCTGATAGAACTCTGTCTCTTCGCTCGTAAGCTGTCTGTAACCTCTCTGAGCAAGTACATTTGTATCAGTGTTGTACATTTCAAAGTCTGTTCTCACCTTTTCTGTGATTGCGTCAATTACCTGCCCCCAGGCTTTCTTTCCTTCCTCTTCGTTTCCGCTCTGCAGTGCGCTCTGCAGTGCTGCCACCGCTTCTCTCTGTCTTGTGTCTGCAATGTTTCCTAACATTCTTTTTCTCCCTTCTTTTTACATTGAAAACATGTTTAAAAATGTCTGCATAGAGACATCTTTTTCTTCTTTTTCCGGCTTTGTCAGTTCTTCGAATTCTTTTAACTGATTTGAAAAATTTGACCGTTTGATCTTGTCTCTCATTTTTTCAATTTCCTTTGAGCACTGCATAGCCTCATCAATCTCTACCGTAGTTCGTCCGGCAACCTCATCAATCACCCCAATCTCCAGAGCCGTGTCTGGATCAAGCAGTGTCTCTTTATCCATGATGTCTTTTAACTCCTCTTCTGTGATCTTCCCGCCGCATCGATTCATGAAAAGAGATCTGGATGCTTTCATCCAGGCATCCAACTTGTCTGCCTGGTTCCTGAGTTCGTCCGCATTGCCTATGGCTACCGTCCACATATTGTGAAGGACCATTCCTGTTCCCTCCCCCATCACGCGGTGATCGCATGCCTGGAGAATCGTAGCGGCGATACTGTTCGCTACTCCGTCCACATAACCCGTCTTGTATGCTTTGCAACGTTTCAGGTTTGTGAAAATGGCAGTTCCTTCTTTCACAGATCCACCATCTGAATTGATATACAGCTCAATAGTGTCAGAATCTGACACGCCCTCTAACAATTCTCGGAAATGGTTTGCCGAAGTCTCGGACTCGTCATATTCCAATGTCTTCCAGTTAAAGTCTCCTTTCGCTTTTACTTCGTCATACAGGTAGATTTTATGTACTGTTCCAACCTGCTGGTGTGCAAAGCAAATTCCACCGATCTTATTCATCCTCCTCACCCCCTTTCGCTGCTGTCCTTGTGCTGTCTGCTTCCCTGAAGTTATTCGTAACATAATACGTTTTGCTCCACGGTGTGTTTAATGGTACCAAGCTTAATTCCTCCCTTGCTTCGTCTGTATTTATGATCGCTGAGCCGATCAGCTTCTCTACATTGGCTGCACTCTCAAACAGATCTCTGTGTTTGATTCCGCCCGTGTAGCACTGGTAATAATTCCCGTTCATGTACTCGTAGACGGTCGCACGCTTATTTAGTACTTCCGAAATGGTATTTGCCAGCGGATTTACCCCAAACGTCAGGAACACGTCACACACCTCTTTCAGGTTCGTGATATTCCCCATCATCATAGACATTGGAATCTTGAACGCCTGTCCGACCATTTCAAAAATATCTTTCCGGATATTCACGAAATCATCGGAGGTTTTCGGGGATTTTGTGGATTGCTCTTCCAGTATCCCGTCATCATACTCCACGTACGTAGCGTATTCATTTTCCATGTAATCTTTGATATTTTTGGCAACAACTTTCTTGAATTGTTCTTGGAACTCATCATCCCCGGCTTTAATTGCGTCTATCTTATATTTGAACTTCCTTCCGTTTGTATCCTTGAAAGTTCTCGCTGCTGTTTCCAGGAGCTTCCCGTATTCCCGGTACACTCCATCAATTAGCGTCTGTGCACATTCGTCCTCCATCCGGAACAGATATACTTCCTCCGCCCGGAACGTCCGGTTAAGCTGTAAGCCCCCGGATAATACAACACCACCGTAGATATTCCCTAAAACTGGTCTTTCCTGCACGACCGTAAAATCTTCTGCGCAATGTAGTTCCCCGTTTAGTTCGACCACCAGTGCACCTTTTTTCGATCGTGTCATTTTTCGAATTACTCTGTGCCAGAAGTAATTGCTGTTTTCATTTTTGTTCGGTGCTACGTTCAGCAAGTAATAGTCCTGGTCTTTTACAGGTTTCCCTTTGTTGAACACTCTCATCTCTGCCATGCTGATTGCATTTGCCAGATAAGAGCTCGCTGTGTAGATCGCCAGTTCCTTATAGTAGATCGATGCGGGTATATTTACCACGACCGTTTCTGTATTCGTACCGGTAACCTTAAATACTTTTTCCAGGAAGTTTTTTACTCCCATGTTCCGCCTCCTAACATACTGTTCCTATCCTGTTTTTTATAATTCTTCTTTGTTTAATTCTTTCTTCATCTGTGACTGCTGCCACGAACGCTTTAAAACCGTCCGTTTTCCGTGAACGCGGCTCTATTTTTTCATATGTGACATTGCCTTTTTTGTCTGTCACCGCTTTTGAGTTCCATGTGTACCAGCGCATGATCTTGCTGGTTCCCCAGGCGATCAATCCACGCGCGAACATATACCCAATTACCGGAGCAACTTTCATTTCGTCACTCAGTCTAATCAGTTTCAGATTCTTCTTTTCATCTGAAAAACCTATTTTGCCAAGTGCTTCTCTGAGCCATGTCTGCCGGAAGTTATCCATCACCACAGATTCGATTTTGTATAACTTCGATTTTTCCAGAAGCCAGTCTGTCACATACTCCGGATCTATCTCCACGTCGTCCACCATCGTCAATACTCCTTCTTCTTCAGCTTCTTTCAGTGGGTATTTGATCCTCGGAAGATCTCTCGATTTCTTACATACCCACGTATGATGCATCCAATATCGTTTATCTCCGACTTTGAACAGCAGCCCGGCGGCTACAAAATCATTCGTTTTGGAATAATCAATTCCGGCTACGCAAGAATGATTACGAAGATCCGGGAGACTTCTGGTTGCTTTTTCTAGGTTTTTCCAATCTGTCACACAATATTGCGTTTCCCCTGGCGGCCGGTTCATTCGTTTAGTCATGAATGACGTGTGATTTACCGGATCCAGCTTGTACTCTTCATATTCCATCCGCATTTCTGTCAGGAGGGTTGGGAAGTTTCTCAAGGATGGATTTGCTTTCTGCCATTTTTCCTCATCCTTTACTTCTTCCGGATCATCCAGCCAACAGATGAACGGCAGTTTCCCGTTATCCGGAATCTCTCCTTTCAAGATCTGTAGGCAAGTTTCCAGTAATTCATCTAGCGGGCCATCCCGGATATCCCCCTGCGTGGATATGACTGTTCGTCTCGGAAAGTCTTTCTTTCCAAGTCCTCCAGTCGCTACCTCGATCAGCTTATAGTCCTTGTATGCATGGTATTCGTCAAAATCTACTTTCCCCGGTCTACCTCCGTCTTTTGTGTCCGGTGCACGGGTGTGGTATTTGATCTTCGATCTTGTCCGAATGTTGGTGATACATTCCAAATTCCACTTGAACGTATTTTTGAAGAATCTTTTGTTGTCCTCCAAGATGTTATATATATCTTCGAATGTCGTTTTTGCCTGGTCCTCTGATGTAGCGAATATGTCGATGTGGTATTCTTTCACTCCGTTGACTGGTGTGACCAACGCAAAATCTTCAAACGCAAGATATCCGTTCTTTCCTGCCCCGCGTCCAACTAAAATTATCAGATATGGGAATCTCAACTGGCCGTCTTCTCTTTTATACACGCAGTTGTGCAAAGCGAAGCAGAACTGTTCCCACGGTAACAGCTTGTACGGGAAGTACTTTTCCAGTCCCAGGTATCTTTCTAATTGTTCTTTATCTACATAGACATCTTCCTCCGCGAATACTTTTTCCACAAAATCGCAAAGAAGCAGCTGCTCCTCGCAAACAACTGCTTCGTCACTTCTTACGAATTCAATATACTGGTCAATCTGTTTACAGATCTTCATCGATTACTTCATTTCCTGTTGGTTCATCCGTCGTCAGTCCTAACTCCTTCAGGATGCTCAACATCTGCTTTTCTACAGCCACCATATCTTTCACAGACTGGTTCTGTTTTGTGATCTCGAATCCGTTTGCAGAAAGTGTCTTGTACGACACTCCACGTTCCTTTATGTCCTCTTGTAGAGCCTTTTTTGTGTCGTAAAACTCCATATAATCATCAATTATGTCCAAAAAATGTGCCGTTTCTGCACCTTTTGCACGTAATTGTTTGATTAAACTGGATTTAATTTTTTCTTTGATTTCGTCCATTTCGCGGGCTTTTTTCGACTTTCGCGCCATATATTTCACCACCAACTTTTTTCCATTTTTTATCACGCGCGAGTCAGCGCGGTTCAGGCGTGCCCCCTACCCGTTGTAAGCGTCCCCCACAGATTTAGGGTATAGGGGGTACCGGGGGTACCTTTGTAAAAAATTTTTCAGAATACATTCCATCCACATCGTCCAACACAATGAATCTGTTACAGCAGGACGTTCGAACCTCCAGAACCTTGTGTTCCTTCTCTCCGAACAGCTCCGGATATCTGTATGCTATCGCTCTCCTGTATCCATGTCCTGTAAACGTAACACGATCTCCAACCTTTATCTCTTCTTCTACCATCGTTCTTCATTCACCTGCTTCACCTTCCTGTACTTCATTCTTTCGTGTGCTCTGTCGTGACAGTCATGACAGAGTGGTATCAGATTCCTGTACTGTTTTCCTCTGTACTCGTAGAACTCACACAGTGCAAGCTCCGGATGTGTCTTGACATACTGTACATGATGTACCGTCTCAGCCCTTGATACCTTTCCTTTCTCTTTGCACCACTGGCATTCATGATGGAACTCATCCAGTACTTTGTTCTTTAATATGACCCACTCTTTGCTCTTATAGAATCGGTACAGCTTATTCTCTTCTATTAGTTTCTCTATCTCTTGTTTTGTCCATTTCATAATTGCTGGAACAGGATTCGAACCTGTGTCCTCCGGCTATTAAGACCGGCGTGCTTCCTTTCCGCACTCTCCAGCTCTACTATAACCGGCAGTCACAACGTCTCTGATCTACCATCAATAACGTCTTGTGTCTGCCTTTGTAACAGCACTCCCAGTGATATTCTTTTCCCTGATCTGTGTAGATCCTTTTGCAGAACTCACAGTCTTTACACTTGGGAATCTGCTTCTGCCCTTCTCTTCTATTGCTCATATATCCAGGGCAACTTTCTTCTGCAGGACAATGTTCTTTCTTGCTAAGCTTCCAGTAATGTATGCAACCTTTATTCTTGCACGTAACTATCATAATTCCTCCACGCAAAAGAGCACCTGGATTTCTCCAAGTGCTCTTTCTTTATCCGTTATTTACTTCCTCGATGAACTCTTTCATCATCTTCGTGAGCTGTCCTGCGGCACTCACTCCCGCTTTCTTGCAGGCTTCTGCATATTCGTCCGCAACTTCTTTCTTGAGTTTGTAGGACTTTGATACCCAGCCCGCCTTCTTCTCGTATCTTTTGGTGGCAATCGTCTGCGCTTTAGGATTCCCGACCGGCATTATCTTCCCTCCTCTTCTTAAGTTCCGAGGCTATATCTATCATCATGTATGCTGATGCAAGCATAAGCAATACACTACTATAGATGTTCTTTCCGGATCCAAAGAATATTACAATCGCCGCAAACAAAAACAATTCACTGAATCTTATTCTTTTCATATCCTGTCAGATGGGTTATAATCTTTACAAGAGGTAAGGGCTTTCGCCCTTTCCCCTATTTGAGAGCTGTAATCAAGCTTGCTAACCCTGTCAAGAATGTTCCGAGCGCAATCAGAAATTCTATCAGTAGCTTTATTGCAGTTCTCTTTTTCTTTCGTTTTTTCTTTCCCATCTGCATCTCACCTCCTTATGTATATATAGTATCATATGGTGCACCATATGTCAACAGTTTTATGCTTCTTTTTATATTTTTATTAACTGCTGCCACCCTTCGGGTAAATATCAGCACCTCTGTTTTACTTCTCTATGCATAAAAAGGATGGCCACAATCTCTCGACTGCTGCCACCCTTCGGGTGAGTATGTCCTTTGTTCTTTTTTCTTGATGTTACCATAATAACACACTTTCTTGTATCCTGAGTCCCCCTCTTTTTAAATTTTCTTTGACATCAGGTAATAGAACTTCCTTCTTCGCTCATAATACATCTTTTTCCCGCATGGAATCTTTTTGGAATCTCTTAAGTATCTATATGTTGCATAGTCTGTTGTAACCCCTTCCAGAATCCACGGATAGATTACTGCGTCTGCTTCGATTGCTGTCTGTTCAATCCGTTTACATTTTTCCTCCAGCTCCATACGTTTAATAGCCAGGTGTTCCGTCTGCGACGCCTGGCTTGGACTTCCTTTTCCTTCCTGACCATATTGCATGGCTTTTATGGTGTTTGTAAGTTCTGCAAGTTCCCTTCTCCATTTTGGATACTGTAAGCAATGGTATTTTATCTCCAAAAATCTATTCGTATCAATACCGTACTTATCTTTGTTGATTGGTCTCATTTTCAACTTTAAATTTCCTCCCTGTCCGTCTGTCTTTTATTATCAAGATATCAAATCCGAACAGACTTGCTATATCCTGTAGATCGGTCAGTGCTCTGCGCATGTGGTAGGGCATCTGGTTGTATCTGCGTACCGCCTTTTCTGCTGTCGGATCTTTATAACCTTCATGGTTCATAGTTCTCCTTTCCGTGATTCACACATTGTTTTATACATTTTTCAATTTTATCTTTGCACGCTTCACAATATTCTTTCGGTCCATACATATCTTGCATCGCCTGTCTCATGTTATGTTCGTACGCTTTTGCCGTTCCGCCTGGTCCGTCACATCCTGCGTATATTCTTATTGTGTAATACGTTGCGCCTATCGGCATCCCGCATCCGTCACATATATGTTGTCTCATTTCATTCACCTACCACAATGCTCTCTTTCTTTTACGTCCTTTTACGTATACTGTGCAGTTTTCTACCGCGCACCCTCTGCTATGTCCTTCTACTCCAATATAGTTACAACCACCCAAGCCGGTTCTGCATGCTCTGTAGATGCACGTCCTGCATTGGTGCCTATCTTCATTTGGTCCTGCTTCCTTGCTCCTAACTTTTTTTCTCACGGGGTTCTCCTTTCTCCTCCGACTGCTGCCGTCCGGCTTTTGCCGGAGGGAATCTATATCAACCGGTTGCTGTCGTGATACAATTACCGGCAAGTGCAAGCTATTCTATTTTCTCTGCCAACCAATCCAACAATCTGGTTATCATCTTATACATCCTCGTCTTTTCCAGCTCTGTTTTAAGCTCATCACAGGCTCTTACAAATTCTGCTGCCGCCTGTTCCGAAAGCTCTTCCTTCAGGTTGACGTTGCTCATCCAGCTGAATCCGTATTTTTTAAGAATGTCTTTCCTCGTCATTTCCTAACCACTTCCTCCTTCTCCAGTCTTTGTATCTGCGGATTTGATATTCTAACCATGATATTTCCTTAAATGATTCTTCGGATTCTTTAAAATATCTGTTTATTTTCACTTTCTTCCCATCCGGTTTTTCTATGTAAATTATTGCTTCTGTATCATAATCTCCATTTTTAGGATCTGTGAGTAACTCATCACAAACTATTTTGTCCGGTTTATCCGCCGGTGCGTATGGCATCGTGATCGGATACATCGCATCATATATACTTCCGATAAATCCATTGTGGTATCCATAATTAGGATGATTGCGATTAACACAGTAACACCTATTAGTGTCTGAATACTTTATTTCTCCATTCGGAGTTACTGTTTTAAACAAGCTACTCATTCTCGAACACTGATATTGTTTTCCTTTCTCATCTGTCCATGATCTTTTCCACATTTCCTCTGTATCTTCTATCGGAGTCAGTGGCTTTCCATCGATCAGTCTATTCAAAATCTGTTTTGTGAATCCGATACTCATACCACTGTGACCATCTTCGCATAAGCTCTCAAATGCCTTTAATGCACTTTCGTAGCAAGCGCATCCATAATCAAATTCGCCTTCTTTTCTATCCGGATTTTCTCTTTTGCATGCGATTTCAACTTCATTTTTTGCCCATTCTTGTAAACTCATTCTTTATCTCTCCATTTCTTTTGTAAGTACTTCATGCCAATCTTTTGGGTGTTTCTGTATCATGATTTCTTTCTCCTGTCCTCCGTTTCCCATTTACACATATCCCACCATTCGCAGAATATGCAGCATCCCCAGCATTGGTTAGTACGTACCATTATGAGCCAGTGTTTTAATTTTTCTTTTATTTCCATGCTACTCGCCTCTTCTTATGCATCTCAGAAGATCTTCTACACCTTGTGTGTATCCTTCTTTGTATTTCTGGGCTTTTTCAAGCTCTCTACTGCACTTGACACTTGCTTCACGCTGCAATCTATTGGCCGTTTCTTCCATCTGGTCGTCTGGTTCTTTTTCTTCTGTCTCTTTCTCTCTTGCAGAGACTTTCATCTCTTCTATTTCTCTTTGTTTTTCTTCCAGTTCTTTCTTGAGCGTTCTTATTTCTTCGCAATCCGCATTGTCATTTTGTCGTTCAATTCCAAACGTTGCCAGCATCGCATTATCTATATCCTGTATTTCCTTTTCTGTACATGTTCTGATATACTCTCCGAATCGGTCAAGATAGGCAAATGACAGTTTCTCACATATCGCTACTGATGGTGTCATGCACATAACTTTTGCATGTGTCGAAGAAGAATTCTCTTCTTTATTCGTCAGCCATGCTACTTGCGCACAGCCGGTTTCCTCTATCACTTCTGTTGCTGATACTACGACCGCTGGTGATTTCTCTCCTGTCTTACCTTTTTCAATATAGAATATATCTCCTTTGTATACTTCCATGTTATTTACCCCCCCCTGTGTTTATTATTGCTTTGAATGCCGTCGGATCATAATAGCCGGATCCGTTCTTCTTTATATCATTTTTCATCTTTATCACCTGTCTCTATAAATATCTCAATCTCCCCGTTGTACGTTCGGATTTCGTATATTTTGCTTTCTAACACCCACACGGTTAAATATTTTTCCGCTTTTCGTGGCTGTATTCTGGCGATAAGCTGATCATCATCCCCATAAAGTCTTATCGCTTCATCTTCATCTATTCTTCTCAGCAAGTCTCTTAATCTAATTTTCTTTTCTTCCATGTTTCCTCCTAATAATCAAATACTACTTCCGGGGTTTTTATAAAATTCACACCGCATTGCTCTGTATTTTTCTGTTCTATTTTTCTGATCAGCTCTGTTATCTCTTTATCTGAGTCCTTACAGTATGCATATCCATCTGGTGCGTAGATGCCTTTTACCTTTTTATTTGCATAATTCAATATCGTTTGATGGTCCATGTAATTATCACGTGCAGCTTCTCTTGCCGATCTATAGAATGCTATAATTTCACCATCTTTATCCATTTTTACTATTTTCGTTGATCGACCATTCATTCGACTTATTTTTTTGGACAGCTCGCTTCTGGTTGTTACTCCGATATTGTTTAACACATCGTCTGTTTTAATTCCGTTTTTATGATACGTTACATAACCTTCTGGAAGTTCTCCGATGAATGTGATCCGCATCAGGCTCATCACTACTTTTTCTTTCTTTTTCAGTTTAATCAGTCTTTTTCCCTGATTACTTTTCTTTACGTACGATTTTATGCACTTATACTTTCCGTCCTTTAATTTCTTTCGTACGTCCGCCCAATAGTTAATCTGATATATTCCATCATAACCGGGAATGTCGTACCAACCTTTTGGGTTTACATTTTTGATCCTCATGGATATCACGCATTCTTTTGTAAGTTTTTTAAGAACTCTACCAGATACGTCTCACTGTCTGTAGCATTCATGTACTGCTTATCGTATGGTTTTCCATCACCATACGGTTTTTTGTCTTTTTCTAACAGGTGGAAGTAATACTCATCTTCTTTTTCTTTTCCATTCCACCCGTTTATGCGATTCTTGTATTCTGCAACTACAAGCCTGCTGCCGTCAGCGAAATCGTATTTATAATAATTTACATTTATGTTTTTATCTGTGTACCATAATCCCCAATCTTCATAACTTCCCAGCCATTCTTTTCGCTGATTGTTATTCTTGAATCTCGGAAGTTCTGGCTGTTCCGGTTCTTTTAGTGGATTCATTTCCGTATCCAGATCATTGATATATGCGGCCAGTGCCGCAATCATTACCTTGTACGTCCGCACCCGGATGTCATTGGTATCCATGTGTCCTTTCGCCATTTCCAGATAGTTCCTGTATTTTTGATTTTCTTCCCTGGCAATATCAAGATCTGTTTTCCCAGATTTCTTTTCATGTAGTTGTGTCTCTTCCGGAAGTCGTTCCTGCGTTTCTTCTTTGTCCTGGTATCTATATTCATTTTCTTTCTCTGCAGGTTCTTCTTCCAGGCCAGATACTGCATAGGTGTCAGGTGTTTCAATCTCTTCGGTTTCTTCGCTTTTTTCTTCCTGTTCTTCATTTTTCTCCTTTTTTTCCGTTTCTTCTTTTACGTTTTCCTCCAACACTTTTTTGATGGCTCCTGTTAAGTCAAGCCAATGGAAATTTCCTCTGTTTTCGTTATCTATCCACAATTGGATATATCCGCAATACATCCTTATTTCCCCGACATCTTTCCCGTCAGCTCCTTCAAACACCCAGGTTCTTCCTGATGCTCCCGGATGCAGATTTTGTTTTATCAGTTCATTGCACATTCTTATATTCTGCCCTGTTATCTGTTCCGCATTTTCACGGAACCAGTATTTGTATGTGCTCACTATTTCTCTCGCTACTAATTCCAGATACTCTCTTTCCTCTTCCGTTGGAACGCGTACCATCACTACTTCATTCTGATCAGTATTTTCTTCCGGTGTCAGATTCTGACACGCACCGTCATTTATATCTTCGATGCTCGGCTGTCCATCAATTTGTTCTTCTTCTGCTTTTTTCTGCTCTTCGGCATATTCTTTCACGTCTTTGTATGTTAGTCCCTTTTCCCGGTGATGCTCCAGCATATCCTCCTGGATATCATCGGGCATCTTGCTAATCTCATACGCGGCCGAGAATGTTAATCGTCCCTCTTTTAATTCTTCTGTGAACTCCGGGATCAGCTTCTTGTTAATTGACTCGATCTGTCCGATCTTGGTAGATGATACCTGCATCATATTGGCTATGACATCCCGCAAACGTCCGCTGTCCAATTTGTAACCATGAAGTGTCAGTCCATTCTCTTTCATGTATTTCAGTGTTTCTTCCAGTGTCTTCTGTTCTTCCAGGATATCTGCTACCGTTTTATTCCGGTACGTATTTGCTATGATTAACTGGATCATCTCTTCATGCTCTTCTGCAGGTGTCTTGATCTGGCAGGATGCTATGGAGAATTCTTCATAGCCTTTTTCTACCAAGAGCGTCAATGCTCTCCATCTTCGTTCTCCGGCTATGATGCGGTATTCGCCACGATCGCAAGGATCGTGGACTACCGTCAAGTTCTCCAATAAGCCTACGGCAAGGATATCCTGTGCCAGCTGTTCAATATCCGGAATAGAATAGAAATTCTTGTCATTACTGTACATCTGCTTGATTGCAATGTCCTTTGTCCGAAATCTTGCTTTTGTTTTATTGTCTTCTGCTGCCGCCTTTGTCTTATTATTAAGCGCGTCCATCACATTCCATCCAGTAGCCATCTATCTATTCCTCCTTACTCTTCTCCAGGCAGTTCCCTTGTTCTTCTTTCGGTTCTCTGATAATTTTCTGGTGGTGATCACTACCGGATCGCCTTTCCCCTTTATTGCTTCTATCAGCCCTTCCAGCTTGCTATTTAGCCGTTTCATGCTTTCTCTCCACTTCCCCATTATTTCGTAGTCATAAGGTGTGAGATTTTCATATGTTTTTCTTCTTCCTATCGGTGGGAAAAAGCATGCCGGAGCTTCCAGTGCAACCTCCGGCATCCGTCTTATCCCTCCGCTTTTTTTTGCTTTACCAGGATTTTTTAAAAGTACTGCCGGGATTCTTCCTTCTGGCGGGTTGCACCCATGAATCTTTTTGTATAATTTCTTCACCTGTCTCTTATTCATCCTGTCCACCCTCCAGATCTCTCAAAAGTTCATACGTGACCGCTCTGTAGTCCTGGGACGCTATGCATCCCTTAGAGAATTTTAAGAGCGGTACGTGTGCGATCGTGGATTTTTCCGCTACTACAGATCTTCGGATCACTGTCTGGAAACAATCGTGTCCGGAATTTTCTTTTAACCACTCTTCTACCTGCAGTGTTGTTTTATTCTTCTGCCTCATTGTGATCAGGACTTTCATCCGAATCCGATCGTTGAACTTCCGGATGCTTTCCAGCTGTTCATCCATGTTGTCAGCTGCTTCAATTTCGAACCCTCCGAGTTTCACCGGTACGATCACGAGATCTGCTGCCACCAGTGCATTCATCACTGTCATGTCCATAATCAGACCGCAATCAATGACACAGTAATCGTAAGCAGCTGCTACGTCTTCTAAGTCTTCTGCCAGTCTTAAGATCTGATTTCCTTCCTCCGTCTTCATCAGGTACATGTTGGTATTCATCAGATAGCCGTTGCACGGGATAATGTCTATCCGGTCATATGGTGTCGTCTGGATCAGTTCGGATGTAGTGTACGTACCACCTTCCCGTTCATGGTTCTCCAGCAGATCCGGAAGTCCTCTTCCTTCCGGATCATATGCCCCGTAGAGCATAGATATATTCCCCTGCTGATCAGCATCGATCACCAGTACTTTCTTTTCTTGTTCCTGTCCCAGAATATATGCAATGGATGCGGCCGTCATAGTCTTGCCGATCCCGCCTTTCTGGTTCATTACTGCGATTATTTTCATGATACTTTTGCCTCCTGTTCTTCCGTTCTCTCCCATTCCACCAGGCTTTCTGTTGCCCTTCTATAGCACTCTATCCAGCTTTCATCACTTTCTACTTTCAGGATCTGTTTCTTATGGATGCCTATCCCTTCAAAGATCTGGATACTTCCTCCGTGGTTCAGTGTGAATCTTGTCTTCACCCGGAGCTCTCTTCCCTGTTTGATCATGTTGTATACTTCATAGAACTCTCTTATGCTCTGTCGTTCTCTGTCGTCCATTCTTCCACCTCTTTCGGTGCTCTGCGCTTTAGCTCTTTAATCTTTCCTTCGTTCCAGATACTGTCATTTGGTTCCAACATTTCCATCATGTTATCAAGCTGCAGATATTCTTCCAGAACTGTGATCGCGTCTCCTGCCGTGTAACAGGTAGCTACATAGTGTCCGTTCTTTGCCATGTCGTGTAGAAACTCTATCTGGCTGTCCTGATGTCTGCCGGTCCCGTATTTCATTTCGATGTAAAGTCCGATGTATACCCCTTTGGCATACGGAAGATGCAGATCTGACACCCCGGACTTTACTCCCATGCTCTTAAGCTTTACTGCTTCCGCTTTGTTCCTGCTGCCGCCGTTCGGGATATGATGCAACCATTTCAGTTCCGGATAACGGTTCTCATTCCACGCCGCCCAGTTGCATACGTGAATCTGTTCTGTATCTTCACTTCTTCTCATGTATTTAAGCTTCATCCAGTTCCACCTCTTCCCAGTTGAATCTCTGCCCGCATTTCGGGCAGTAATTGCATAGACGCTCTTTATAATTTCCTCTTTTTATTGCGCAGATATCTTCTCCACAATTCTTGCATTTGTAGTGAACCAGATCCTTAGTCAGTTCCAATATCTCCGGCTCTTCGCATTCACACGCTACCTGTTTCTCTACTTCGTCCATGTCGTGTGCTTCTCCTACGTCCAGTACCAATACCGGATAGGAAAACATATCAAGCCAGTTTCCGTCTTTTATCTGGTACTTCTTTCGGTTCTTCGTGTCCGCCACCATCACACCGAGTTTTGCTTCATCCGGATATTCACTTAAGTATTTCATCACCTGTCTTACGGTTATGCTCATTTATCAAATCCTCCTGTTTAATTTAATCATCGTGTATCTCCTGTATTTGTACCCTGTCTTCGGGTTAATGCCTTCCCACATCCTTGCTATGTAGTAGCCTTTCTTCGGCTTTATCTCTTTCTTCCACCTGTAGAGCTTGTCCGGATGTGGTTTCGGAAGTGGCATATTCTGGGATCCGTGGAAATCCGACTCTTTAATCCTTGGTTTGGACTGTGTGCCGTCTTTCTTCGTTTCCGTGGTATGCTCGTCTTTTGTGAGATATTCTGCAAGTTTTAACATGTCTTCACCGTAGTAATCGCTGTCTTTTATCTTTGTCAGCCACGTGCCGCCTTTATCCCATGCGTTCTGTACGATACTGGCAGTGTCTCCTACCTCTTTGATCACGAAATGAATATGCCAGGCTCCCTTTGTTCCCCTTTCGATGTTCCGCATATAGAAGTTTTCATAACCTCTTTTGCGGATCTCTCTCCTTACCTTCCGCATTGCCTCCTTAAAATGTTTTTTCGCTTCCTTCATCGTTGCCGGTCTGTTCGCTACCTTGTATGTCCAGGTGACCAGCAGATCGTTCGGTTCGAAGTATTCCAAGAGACGCATCTGACACCGTTTTGTCTTATTCCATTTATTTACTCTTGCAATGTCTTCTTTTGTAGCTTTCTTCTTTTTCTTTCTTGGTAATCCCTTCGCCCCATACTTCCCGTCATGGTACTCCTGTACGATCAGGACATCTCCTTTTCGCAGTTTATATGTCACTCTTTTTATCATGCTGTCCGGTCCTTATCTTAATATCTTTATCAAGTGCTTAACGGGGGTGTTACCCCCCCCCTGATTTTTTT